AGGGTTTTATCTAAATTTATTACAATCAAATATGAATATCAAGGAAACGAAAAAGAATATAATCCAAGCTGGACATAGAGCTGTTGATGAATTAATAAAGGTTGCAAAAGAGCCTATAGTAGAAACAGACGACGATATATCAGCTGATAGATTAAAAAACGCGGCTGCAACTAAAAAGCTAGCTATATTTGATGCTTTTGAGATATTAAATAGAATACAAGATGAGCAAGACATGTTAGATAACAAACCTAAAAAAGAAGAAGAAAAGTCTACTTTTGGTGGTTTTGCAGAAAGAAGATCTAAATAATGTACGAGCAAAGTTTATATAAGGTTATAGAACCTATTAAGATAAACACTATAAAAAGGCTTAACAAAAAGAAAGCCTGGAAGTATGGTTACAACAAAGAGCATGATGTTGTTGTTGTAAGTAAAACTGGTAAGATCGGTGAGGTGTATAGCATACAGAATTTAAAAATAGCATTGCCGAAGGCAACTGGTGTTAATAAATTTGAAAGTGATAAATGGGAAGTTACACCACAACCTAAAGCTTTATCTCGTTTAAAAACAATATTTGATTGGAAAGATATACCAAAAGAGTTTAAGGAAAAACATATAGATTACATAGAGGAAGAGTTTAAAAGAAGAGAAGAAGGTTTTTGGTTTTATAACAAAGGAAAAGCTACTTACATAACCGGTACTCACTATATGTATCTACAGTGGTCAAAAATTGATGTTGGTCAACCTGATTTTAGAGAAGCAAATAGATTATTTTATTTGTTTTGGGAAGCTTGCAAAGCTGATACTAGATGTTATGGTATGTGTTATCTTAAAAATAGAAGATCTGGGTTTTCATTTATGGCATCAGGAGAGCTAGTAAATATGGCTACAATATCAAGTGATGCTAGATTAGGAATATTATCTAAAACTGGACCAGATGCTAAAAAAATGTTTACTGACAAGGTTGTACCTATATCAGTCAACTACCCTTTCTTTTTTAAACCGATTCAAGATGGTATGGATCGACCTAAAACAGAATTAGCATACAGAGTTCCAGCTTCTAAATTAACTAGAAGAAAGATAGAAGCAGGTAGTGACGATCATGATTTACAAGGATTAGACACTACTATTGACTGGAAAAATACAGGTGACAATAGTTATGATGGTGAAAAGTTAAAACTATTAGCCCACGATGAAAGTGGTAAATGGGAAAGACCTAATAATATATTAAACAATTGGCGTGTTACAAAAACATGTCTTAGGTTAGGTAGTAGAATTATTGGTAAGTGCATGATGGGATCAACGAGCAACGCTCTTGATAAAGGAGGTGATAACTTTAAAAAACTGTATAATGGGTCAGATGTTACAAAAAGAAACAGAAATGGACAAACAAGTACAGGACTCTATAGTCTGTTCATTCCTATGGAATGGAACTACGAAGGATTCATTGATTCTTATGGACTACCTGTATTTGACACACCAGAAGAAGAAGTTAAAGGGCCTTATGGAGAATATATCGATACAGGTATCATCGAACACTGGCAGAACGAAGTCGACGGCTTAAAAAATGATGGAGATGCTTTAAATGAATTTTATAGGCAATTTCCTAGAACTGAAGAGCACGCTTTTAGAGATGAAACACAAAACAGTATATTTAATTTAGCAAAAATATACGAGCAAATAGATTATAACGAAGAGCTAAACGCACCATTAACTAAAGGTAATTTTCAATGGGTTAACGGTATTAAAGATACTAAAGTTATATTTTACCCAGATTCAAAAGGTAGGTTTAAGGTTAGCTGGACACCTAAGTTTGAATTACAGAATAGACATATAATAAAAAATGGAATTAAATACCCTGCTAACGAACATATGGGTTCATTTGGATGTGACTCTTATGATATATCTGGTACTGTTGATGGTAAAGGATCTAAAGGTGCTTTGCACGGGTTAACAAAATTTAGTATGGAAGATTGTCCTCCAAACTCTTTTTTTTTAGAGTATATAGCTAGACCTCAGACTGCTGAGATCTTCTTTGAGGACGTTCTAATGGCACTTGTGTTTTACGGGATGCCTATACTAGCAGAAAATAATAAACCACGTCTATTGTATTATTTAAAAAGGCGAGGTTACAGAGGTTATTCTATGAATAGACCTGATAGAACTTGGAACAAGTTGTCCACAGCTGAAAAAGAAGTAGGTGGTATACCAAACTCAAGTGAAGATATTAAGCAAGCTCATGCTGCTGCTATTGAAATGTATATACAAGATCACGTTGGTAAAAAGAGAGATGGATCCCACGGTGATTTATATTTTAATGAAACATTGCAAGACTGGGCTAAGTTTGATATAAATAACAGAACAAAATACGATGCTGCAATAAGTTCGGGATTAGCTATAATGGCTTGTAACAGACATTTATATAGACCACATGCAGACATAAAAAAACAAAAACTAAACATAAACATATCAAGATATAAAAACAAAGGTATGCACTCAAAACTAATAGATTAAAAAATGGCAGAATCAATATCAAAAGGTTATTTTCCAAGTCAGGTTGTTAGCGACTCTGAGAAGATCGGGCTTGACTACGGTTTAAAGGTTGCCAAAGCTATAGAAGCGGAATGGTTTAAACGTGATTCTGGTACTAATAGATTTTATAACAACCAAAACGAGTTTCATAAGTTAAGGTTATATGCTAGAGGAGAACAGTCGATACAAAAATATAAAGATGAATTATCTATAAATGGTGATTTGTCTTATCTTAATTTAGACTGGAAACCAGTTCCTATAATACCTAAGTTTGTTGATATTGTAGTTAATGGTATGGCCGAAAGAACATACGATATAAAAGCATATTCTCAAGATCCTTACGGTATGAGTAAGAGAACAGAGTATATGGAATCTGTAATGAGAGACATAGAAACTCAAGAGCTTATAAAGTTTGCTCAAGACTCTTTAGGTATAAACTTACAGGAAAATCCACCTGAAAAACTACCCGATAGTGAAGAAGAGTTAAGTTTACATATGCAACTTAGTTACAAGCAAGAAGTTGAACTAGCAGAGGAACAAGCCATAACAACTATATTAAATGGTAATAAGTTTGAAGAAACAAGAAAAAGATTATTTTATGATTTAACAACTATTGGTATAGCTTGTGTAAAAGATAAATTTACAACAGCTGAAGGTATTAAAGTTGAATACGTGGATCCTGCAAATATAGTTTACTCTTATACTGAAAATCCTTATTTTGAAGATATATATTACATTGGCGAGGTAAAAACAATACCTATAAATGAATTAAAAAAGGAGTTTCCTAATTTAGATGAAGAGCAACTTTTAAAAATAAAAAAGCAACCTAATCAAAAATCTAACTTTAGGTATACTACAGCTAGCACTAACGATAACAACGATAATAACACTGTAGAGGTATTATACTTTAATTATAAAACTTACATGAATGAAGTTTATAAAGTTAAAGATACCATGAGTGGTGGTAGCAAAGTTATATTAAGAGATGATACTTTTGATCCACCAATACAAGAAATGGTTGGTCAATTTGAGAAAATTGAAAGATCTTTAGAGGTTTTATATGAAGGAGCTTTGGTTTTAGGAACAGATAAATTGCTTAAATGGGAAATGTCTAAAAACATGATGAGACCTAAAAGTGATTACACTAAGGTTAAAATGAATTATAATTTAGTGGCTCCTAGAATGTATAAAGGTAAAATTGAGTCTTTAGTAAAGCGTATAACTGGTTTTGCTGACATGATTCAATTAACTCATTTAAAAATACAACAAGTATTATCAAGAATGGTGCCAGATGGTATTTATCTAGACGCTGACGGTTTAGCTGAAATAGATTTAGGTAACGGAACTAATTATAATCCACAAGAAGCATTGAATATGTTTTTTCAAACTGGTTCCGTAATAGGTAGATCGTTTACGTCAGAAGGAGATATGAATCCTGGTAAAATACCTATTCAAGAAATAACAAGTGGTAATGGTGGTGGTAAAATACCTGTGTTAATACAGAATTACAACTATTACATGCAGATGATTAGAGATACAACCGGCTTAAACGAAGCTAGAGATGGTAGTACTCCTGATTCTAGAGCTTTAGTTGGTGTTCAAAAACTAGCTGCTGCTAATAGTAACACCGCTACTAGACATATATTGAACTCTGGTTTATATCTTACAGCTGAATTAGCTGAATCAATATCATTAAGAATATCTGATATATTAGAATACTCTCCAACAAAAGAAGCATTTATACAAAAAATAGGTGGTCATAATGTTGGTACGTTAGAAGATATAGCTAGTTTACATCTATATGATTTTGGTATATTTTTAGACGTATCTCCTGATGAAGAAGAAAAATCATTACTTGAAAACAATATACAAGTTGCTTTAGGTCAGCAAATGATAGATCTTGAAGATGCTATTGATTTAAGAAATATTAAAAATGTCAAGCTTGCTAATCAATTACTAAAAGTAAGAAGAAAAAAGAAAAGAGAAAGAGACGAGTTGCTACAACAAAAAAATATAGAAACTCAAGCAAACGCTAATGCACAAGCTCAAAAGATAGCTGCAGAAGCTGAGGTACAAAAAAACCAAGCTTTAATGCAAAGCACTATGCAACTTGAAGAAGCCAAAATGATGCTAGATCAAAAGAAAATGCAACAAGAGGCTATAATCAAGAAAGATCTTATGAATCATGAGTTTATGATTAATATGAGACTTAAAAACATGGAGCTTAACATAGGTAAACAAAAAGAAACAAATAAAGAAGATCGTAAAGATGAAAGAACTAGAATACAAGCTAGTCAACAATCTGAGCTAATAGATCAAAGAAATAACAATAAATCACCTAAAAAGTTTGAATCAATGGGTAATGATAGTTTAGGTAACCTAGGTAATCTAGGTAGTTTTGACCCAAGATAATAATCGTTTAATTTTATAATATTATATTATGGCAGAAAAAGAAAAGCCGCAAGAGGTTGTAGAAGAAATTCAACCAGTTGCACAAGAACAAGCAGCAATCAAAGATAGTGAAACTATAACTGATGCTAAAATCGAAGCTCCTGTAAAAGAGGGTGGAGATATGAAAATGAAAGAAAAACCTAAAAGACCAAAGCAATTAGTCAATCAAAATGAAGACAACGATGCTATTAAGGTTGATCTTTCAAAAAAAGAAGAAGTTACTCCTGTAGAAGAAACAGAGGTAAAAGATACACCTGTTGTTGAGCAAGAGGTTAAAGAAGAAGAGCAAACTTCAGTAGTTGAAGAGATTACAAATGAAGAAGTTGAAGAGCAAACAGAGGAGCTACAAGAACAAGTAGAAGAAGCTGTACAAGAAGCTCAAGACACATCTGAACCATTACCAGAAAACATACAAAAAGTCGTGGACTTTATGAATGAAACTGGCGGAAGCTTAGAAGAGTATGTTAGATTAAATCAAGATTACTCTAAAAAAGATGATAAATCTTTACTTAAGGAATACTACAAGCAAACAAAACCTCATTTAAATGATGATGAAATTGGTTTTTTAATGGAAGACAATTTTGAATATGACGAAGAAATTGATGAGGAAAGAGATATTAAAAGAAAAAAACTAGCACTAAAAGAGCAAGTTGCCAGTGCTAAAAGCCACTTAGACGGGCTAAAGTCTAAATATTACGAAGAAATTAAAGCTGGAAGCAGGTTAGCGCCTGAGCAAAAGAAAGCAATTGATTTTTTCAACCGTTACAATCAAGAAGCAGAAACTACACAAAAGGTAGTTCAGGAACAACAAACCAACTTTTTAAATAAAACCAACGAGGTTTTTAACGATAAATTCAAAGGTTTTGAATATAATATTGGTGAAAAAAAGTTTAGGTTTAATGTAAAAGATAGTGACAAGATTAAAAATGACCAAAGCGATATTAACAATTTTATTAAGAAGTTTCTTGATAAAAATGAAAATATGAAGGATGCTACGGGTTATCATAAATCTTTATTTACTGCTAATAATCCTGACGCTGTAGCGAAACACTTTTACGAACAGGGCAAAGCAGATGCTATCAAGGATAGTATAGCTAAGTCTAAAAATATCAACATGGATCCTAGGGAAGCACAGTCAAATGTGATACCTACTTCTGGTTGGTCTGTAAAAGCTGTTCCTGGTGATACAGTTTCTGATTTTAAGATTAAGATTAGAAAATAACATTAACAATTTAAAAATTAAAAATTATGGCATTAGCTGGAACAGGCGCGGAGTTATCGCACTTAACGCCGAGACCGAATAAAACTTTATTTGGTTCAAATTATTTATCAATCGCTGGCAACGACTTTAATTTCACAAAACAATTCCTACCGGAAGTTTATGAAAAAGAAGTTGAAAGATACGGAAACAGAACTATTTCTGGTTTCTTATCTATGGTCGGTGCTGAAATGCCTATGGCTTCTGACGAGGTCGTATGGTCTGAACAAGGTAGAATCCACGTAGCTTACGACGATGTCGTAGGTACTGACGTTTCTGCAAACTTACTAACATTTTCTGCTGCTCACTTACTAAGCGTCGGTGATACTATCATCGTTAGCAAAGGTGGTGTAACGTTAAAATGTTACGTATCTGCTGTACCTAGTACAACTACTATAACTGCACAACCTTACACTGCTGCTGATATTTCAGGTATCGGCGCTGATGCTGTGACTGCTGTAAAAGTATTTGTTTATGGTTCAGAATATGCAAAAGGATCAAGCAACGCTGGTAACAAAAAAGATGCAACATTTACTTCTTTCTCGAATAAACCAATTATTCTAAGAGACAAGTACAGTGTAAATGGATCTGACACTGCTCAAATTGGGTGGGTTGAAGTTGCTACTGAAGCTGGTACTTCTGGATACTTATGGTACTTAAAATCTGAGCACGAAGCAAGAATTAGATTTGAAGATCAATTAGAAATGGCTATGATTGAAGCTGAGAAAAAAGCATCTTCTTCTGCTATCTCTGCTTCAGGTATTTCTGGATCTGAAGGTCTTTTTGCTGCTATTAGCTCAAGAGGATTAGTATACAACAACGCTGATTTTGATGACGGTATCTCCGGTGGAGTTCACGTTGGGCTTGCTGAATTTGATAGCATCTTACAAGAGCTTGACAAGCAAGGATCAATTGAAGAAAACATGATGTTCTTAGACAGAGCTACGTCTTTATCTATTGACAACATGCTTGCTGCTCAAAATTCTTACGGATCTGGTGGTACTTCTTACGGAGTATTCAACAACTCTGAGGAAATGGCGTTAAATTTAGGTTTCTCTGGTTTCAGAAGAGGTTCTTATGACTTCTACAAAACTGACTGGAAATACTTAAATGATTCAACTACTAGAGGACTTGTAGCTGATATTGAAGGTGTTATCGTTCCTGCTGGAACTTCAACAGTTTACGATCAGATTATGGGTAAAAACATCCAAAGACCATTCTTACACGTTAGATACAGAGCTTCTGAAGCTGACGATAGAAGAATGAAATCATGGATCACTGGTTCAGTTGGAGGTAACTATACAAGCGACGAAGATGCAATGAACGTACATTTCTTATCTGAGAGATGTTTATGTGTTCAAGCAGCTAACAACTTTGTATTGTTAAAATCTACTGATGGTATCCAAGGATAATCAATAGTACTTAAAAGGTAAGGGTGCTTCGGCACCCAACCCTTTTATTTTTTTTATAAACTTTTTAATTATATTATATTATGTCACAAGTAAAACAAGCCGTTGGAGTACCAGTAGGTACACAATGGGAAATAAAAGATAGAATTTACTATCTAACAACAAAGGAACAACCATTAGTTTTTTCTTTGCCTAGTAAACATACTAGAAGAAAACCATTATTATGGTTCGATACAGAAGCGGGTTTTCAAAAAGAATTAAGATACGCTACTAATCAACCATCACCATTGGTAGATGAACAAAAAGGTATGGCCACTTTAGGTCGTATAGTTTTTAGAGATGGTGCTTTATCAGTACCTGCAAGAGAGCAATCTTTACAAAAAATGCTTTCAATTTATCACCCTCTTAAAAATGTTATATATCAAGAACATAACGAGGTTGAGATAGCAAGTGATGACTTAGATTACATGGAGCTTGAAATAGAAGCTTTAACTATAGCTAAAGATTTAGATTTAGATATAGCTGAAGGTATATTAAGAGTAGAGCTTGGTAGTAAAGTCACAAAAATGACATCCAAAGAACTAAAAAGAGATTTACTTTTATTTGCTAAAAGAAATCCAGCTTTATTTATAAGCTTAGCACAAGATGAAAATGTACAGCTAAGAAACTTTGGTATTAAAGCAGCGGAAGCGAACTTGATTAAATTGTCGCCTGATAATAGACAGTTTACTTGGGCTAGCAACGGCAGAAAACTAATGACAGTGCCATTTGATGAGCACCCATATTCAGCATTAGCTGCGTGGTTCCAAACAGACGAAGGTTTAGAAGTCTTTAGTAATTTAGAAAAAAGATTAAAATAACAATCACTTATAGAGGTAACCATCTCTGTGAGGTGGTTACTTACTATAAAAAAAATAAATATGGCAGTTAGTGTAGATACAGTTTATCAAAGAGTTTTAGCAATAGCTAACAAAGAACAAAGAGGTTATATAACACCTCAAGAGTTTAACTTGTTTGCTAATCAAGCTCAATTAGATATATTCGAACAATACTTTTATGACTTGGATCAATTTTTAAAAATGCCTGGCAATGATTCGGTTCATGCAGACATGGTAGATATTATTCAAGAAAAAATAGATATATTTGAAAAATACAGAGCAGCCGTAGTTATGGCAGACGGTGGTGTAGGTACTTTACCAGATCATTATCGTATGGGAGAATTATATACTAATAAATGTGGTAGTTATGTTGAAATTGACAAAATAAATCAAAACGAAATACATCACATATTAGCATCCCCATTAACAAACCCAACAACAACATATCCTGTTTATGTTAGAAACTCAGGATCAACAGCTGTAAATAGAAAAAGATTAATACAAATTTATCCAACAACAATAGGTGCAAGTGACACAGTTGTGTGTAACTATATAGCTAAGCCAATTAAAGTACAATGGGCTTATACTACTGTTTTAGATGAAGCTCTTTACAACGCTACACTTGCTGTAGATTTTGAGCTACATGAGTCTGAAGAGTCTGAATTAGTTATAAAGATATTAGAACTAGCTGGTATAACGATAAAAGATCCTCAGCTTTATCCAATAGCCGCTCAAGAAGAAGCACAAAACGTCCAACAAGAAAAATAACAGAACATGCCTTTATTCACAGGAACACAACAGCAATATTACAACAACGCAATTCAGTTTACGGTAGATTCTACTATAAACTCAAACAGTTATGTTACATTAACGTTTAGCCCTTTACCAACAGTTGAAGGTGATTTTGATGTATTTATTAACGGAGATCAATTAAACGAAAGTTTATATTCATATAACAGCTCTAATGGTAGAGTTACATTTGTGTCTAGTGCTAATCCTGCTGTTGGTGCGGTTGTAATAGTTAAACAAAGATCACTAGAGGAGAGTTTAGGTAATTACGAGCATATAACGTTAAAAGATATTGTTCAAAATTTCATAATAACATATGTAGGTGAAGACAAGCTTTTGCCAAAAGCAAGAAGAACAGATGTAATGTTTCACGCTCAAAGAGGTATTCAAGAGTTAAACTACGATACATTAAGATGTGAAAAATCACAAGAAATAGAAATACCACCATCTCTTAAAATGAAGTTACCTCACGATTATGTTAATTACGTTAAGGTAAGCTGGAGAGATAGCTCTGGTATTGAAAGAATAATATATCCTGCTTATAAAACAGGTAACCCAACCGCGATACTTCAAAGCGATGATTTTGAATATGTTTTTACAGACGGTGGTGAAATATTACAATCATTTGAATCAGAAACTTGGAAACAATTTAAATTAACAAGCTCTTCAAATACTTCAGACAACCCTAGAGATGATGATCAATACGACGCTACTTTAGCACAAGGTAGGAGATATGGTTTAACACCTTCTTACGCGCAAGCAAATGGTGTATATTACATAGATCACGCTAAAGGTTTTATACATTTTAGCTCTGATTTAAATGATAAAATAATAACACTAAAATATATAAGTGATGGATTAGCTGTTGATGGAGATTCAGTTGTACATAAATTTGCTGAAGATGCAATATACAAATACATGATACACGCTATGTTAGCGGCTAGAACATTAGTTCCTGAGTATTTAGTAGCAAGATTTAAAAAAGAAAAGTTTGCCGCTATAAGAAAAGCAAAAATAAGATTAAGTAATATAAAAGCTGAAGAAATTTCTCAAGTATTAAGAAATAAATCTAAGCAAATAAAACACTAACACATATGCCAGATATTAAACATCACTTCCGTTTAGGTAAAATGAATAAAGACCTGGACGAAAGATTAGTACCTAATGGAGAGTACAGAGACGCTCTTAACATTGAGATTTCTACATCTGAAGGTAGCAATGTTGGTAGTGTTCAAAACATTAAAGGTACAACGCAAATATTAGGTAAAGTGTATGACTCGAATAAAAAAGTTATAACTGATAATTGGAATACAGATAGCTTTGGTTTAACTAACGCTATTTGTGTTGGTACTAAACTAAATAACGAGCACGATAGAATATACTGGTTTATAAAAGCTGACGAAGCCGATTGCATAGCCGAGTATGATGACGCTAGCGGTGTAATATCACCGGTGTTGGTAGATACAAATAACATACTTGATTTTAAAGCAAGTACATACATAACAGGTATAAACGTTCTAGATGGTATGTTAATGTGGACGGATGGTGAAAAAGAACCTAAAAAAATAGATATAAGTGTTTTTAAATCTGGTTGTAGTTCTGATTTTACAACACACACTAAATACACTGGTCAAATAATAGCTTCTTCAGATCTAGCTTCTTCTTCTAGTTTTACAGAAGAACATATAACGGTAGCTAAACAAGCGCCGATGGGTAAACCAACACTAGTAATGAGCTCTTCTACAAGAGGTGGTATTGGTACAGGTACATCTACAGTTGTTATAAGTAATGCTGTTAATACAACTTTCACAGATACAGAAGGTGTTGCTAAAGACGCTGGGACTGTTTTAAACTTAACTTTTTCACCACTACCAAATTGGCAAGCAGGTGATATAATAACTTGTACGTCTATATATGAAGAATTAGGACAACAAGAAAATCTTGAAATAAAACTATTAATAAATAGTATAAGTGCATCTAACGTTTTTAATTGTACAATACAAAGTATACCAGTTGAAATACCTTATGTACCATTAACATGGGAAGCTATACTAAGTGAAGAGGGTGTGCTTTTTGAAAAGAAATTTGTAAGCTTTGCTTATAGATGGAAATATTACTCTGGTGAATATTCTACGTTTTCACCTTTTAGCGAATTAGCTTTCTTACCTGACACTTTTGAATATTTATCTACCAACGGTTATAACGATGGTATGATAAACAACTTAAGACAATTATCAATAAACATAACAGAATCAAGACCTATTGACGTAGAAGAGGTTGATATACTATATAAAGAGACAAACAATAGTAATGTATATGTCGTAGACACGCTTAAGTACGCTTCTGATGGCACTTTTCCAACAGAGTATAAGTTAGAGTCAGAAATAATAAGTAAAGTTGTAGAGTCTAATCAAACACTTCGCCCTTGGGACAACGTTCCAAGAAAAGCTACCGCTCAAGAGGTTACAGCAAATAGACTTATATACGCTAACTACTTACAAAACTACGATATACCTGATTTTAACTTACCGAATATCAGCATGAGCATTTCACAAGCTGCTATTACAACGGTTAAAGAACCTCAGTTATCAATAAAATCACTTAGAACTTATCAAGTTGGTGTTGTTTATTTAGATAAATACAACAGACAATCACCTGTTTTTACTAGTGCAAACGCTTCTAAGCAAACAAGTAAAGATTACGCTAAAACAGTAAATAGCATAAATGTTAGTTTAAGTAATCAACCACCAGACTGGGCTACGCATTTTAAATACTACATAAAAGAAACTTCTAATGAATATTACAATTTAGCTATGGATAGATATTATCTAGCTGAAGATGGTAATGTTTGGTTAAGCTTTCCTTCATCTGAAAGAAACAAAGTAGATGAAGAGACTTATTTAATATTAAAGAAAAAACATGACTCTGATGATTTTGTTGCAACAAAATCTAGATATAAAATACTAGATATATCTAACGATGCACCTGATTTTTTAAAGTTAAAAGAAAGAGCCATAGCAACTGGTGATGTAGAAGCTAGAACTTCAGGTATACCTCAAATAGGTAGTGTGTCGTTTGAGTTTAGAGGTCCAAATCCTCAAACTAATCCTAGCTTTGGTGAAGGTTTTTCATCAGACGCTGTTATACAAATTGCTAATGGTGGTGTTAAATCAGATAAATACAAGGTTGTTAGTGGTGGTCCAACTGGTGATACAGACGATACAGGATCAAATGATCAAAAAGAACATATATATAAAGTAACTTTAGAAGAACCTATTAAAGCTGGTGATACTATGGTTTCTAGTATATCCGCTGGTGATAGCTTTGAAATTGTATTATTTGAAGAAAAATTTGAAAGAAAAGCTGAGTTTTACGGTAGATTTTTTGTAAAAATAAATAGAGATAGTAATTTTGATACTAATATTATAGCTTCTTTTCCAGAAGAAGATGAGCAATTTGGTATAATAGAATCTAGAACTATTTTTGGTAACGCACAAAACACGGGTGCTGGCTCTGATAAACAAGAGGCTTCTTGGTTTGATACAGCAGATAGAAGACAAAGTAGATGGGTTACACAAGCAAATAATGGCCATCCAAAGCTTGGTCAAAAGAAAATGACGTTTTATTTTTGCGGATCACCAAAAAGTAGATCAACATCATTTGATAAATCAAACACTATAAATAACTTTTTAAAATTAATAGAACTACAAGGTACTCTTTTTAGATTTAAAGGTAGTCAATCTGATGCGTTAAGTCCAATATATGAAATAACTAAAAACGCACAAGAAGATAGAGGGTATAGATATAGAAGAACATCTGGAAAAAGACATCAATCAGCAAAAAGAAGACAATACAACTTAGAGTTTAAAAAGAAAGACAGTACTGATGGTTATACTGATCCTTTTAGATATCCAACTAGCGGTAATCCAACTAATTATATTAGTGAAATACAAATAATGCAAAATGTTGTTAGTGCTGATGTAGAAGTTTTAACATCTAGTAATCCAGCAATTTGGGAAACAGAACCTAAGGAATCAGCTGAGTTAGATATTTATTACGAAACTGGTTTGTCTAGACCAATATCACAACATGGTTCAGCACATGTTTTAGACTTTAAAAATTGTTATTCGTTTGGCAATGGCGTTGAGTCTGATAGAATAAACGACGATTATAACGCACCGCGCATAGGTAAAGGTGTTAAGGTTTCTGCTGTTTTAGACGAACCTTATAAAGAAGAAAGAAGAAAGAATGGTTTAATATACTCAGGTATATTTAATTCAACTAGTGGTATTAATAGGCTTAATCAATTTATACAAGGTGAAGCTATAACTAAAGACTTAAATCCTCATTATGGTGGTATACAAAAGTTACACGCTAGAAATACAGACTTAATAGTACTGTGCGAAGATAAGTGTTTAAAAGTTTTAGCTAATAAAGACGCAATATTTGAAGCAAACGGCAACCCACAATTAACAGCTACTAATAAAGTTTTAGGGCAAGCAGTACCTTTTATAGGTGAATACGGTATATCAAAAAACCCAGAGTCTTTTGCTTCATATGCTTATAGGTGTTATTTTACAGATAAATCAAGAGGCGCTGTTATTAGATTGTCAAGAGATGGTTTAACGGCTATATCAGATGCTGGTATGGAAGATTTCTTTAAAGATACTTTACCAGGTTCAACATTAATACTAGGTAGTTACGATGGCAGTAAAGGTTTATACAATTTAACTTTAGATGGTCAAACAGTTTCTTTTGATGAAAAAGTAAAAGGTTTCCCTAGTTTTAAATCTTTTGTACCTGAGGGTGCTTTGTCTTTAAACAACAAATACTATTCTTTTAAAACAGGCGAATTATTTGTACATGAAAATGATATTAGAAATAATTTTTATGGAGTACAGTATGAATCATCTGTTACTCTTTTAATAAATGAAATGCCAGAAACTATTAAAGGTTTTAAAACATTAAACTATGGTGGATCCTTATCAAGAGTTTATACAAATGATTATGACAATGCTACCTCTACTAATACTAAGGGTTGGTACTGTGATCATATACACACGGACACTCAACAAGGTTTTATAAAAGAGTTCAAGAAAAAAGAAGGTAGGTTTTATAATCACATTAAAGGTGAAGCTACAACGTTAGAGAATTTAGATTCAAAAGAATTTAACGTACAAGGTATAGGTCAATTAACAGCTATATCTGGTGATCTAGCTCTTAGTGATAAAACAGTTACAGTTAATTTAACTGGTATAGCTAATACAACAAACCCAGGAGCTACGTTCGACGTTGAAGTTGGTACAGAAATACATAGCACTAATTCTAGTGTAACAATACTAATAACACCTGACACAGGTTCTACATTAACGGCTAGTGATTTAAGCGTAAGCTCTACTGGCGCTAACGTTGATAGTGTTAGTTTTGCACAAAGTGGTTTAAATGTAATTGCTACGGTAAACTTTACAGATGGTGTTAACATGCCGTCTAGTAACTTAGCTATTAATTTAGCTGTAACAGGTGATGGGGTTTTAAATAAATACAAGTTAGAAAACTTAGCTATAATAGATCAAAGTGACGGCAACATAACACAAACAGTTAGTTATGCTAGTTCAGGAAGCAACGAAACAGCAAATCCAAGTGGTAATCAACTGGGTTATCAAGCTAACTACACTACACAAAACACAGTAGCTACTGTTACTATAGATTTAGCTACAGGTTATAACTTTAACGAACAGCCTAGCTTTAAAATAACAGTAGAGGACAATGATCCTGAAAGCTATTATGTTATAACACATCAAGATAAAGATGTTAGTGACAATAATATAACTATTGGTGTTGGTGGTAAAGTTTTAGCTGATGTAGACAAAAGAGTGTATACTGTAGCTTATAAATTCCCTGCACAAGATACAAATAAAAACGAAATAATATTCCACAGTAAGTCTGTATTGGAAAATGCTGCTGATGTAAACAAAATAAGTGGATATGATTTAGTTGGTGGTGACACCGTGGGTAGATTTGCTCAAACAAAAGAATTAAAAATATTTGGAGCTATAGGTGCTGACTTTAGAGTTAAAAACTTTACAACATCAACAGCTAGTACATCGGGATCTAGCACAACTTTAACTTTAACAGCTGTAAACAACGACATTAAAGTAGGTATGTTGGTTACTGGTACTGGCATAAGTGGTACTGTAACTGTGGCCGGTGTAAATGGCACGTCTATAACATTAAGCACAGCACAAACAATTAGTAGTACTACTATAACATTTTCTGAATGGTGGAATGGAACAACGTTTGTTGGATCTGAGACTGATTTAGAAATACCTTCGACTGGGTTTTCTTTAGTATCAATACCTTTCTTTGAAACTACTGTTTCTAAAAGATATTATATACTTATTGAAGCTATAAGTCCAACAACTTTGCTACCTATAACACCATCAAGCACTGGAGATCCTGTTTTACAAGGAAATGTATACAGCTCTTCTAATGTTGTTCAAAACCCATTTTACATAAATCAACTTGCGAATGTAGACTTAACGCTAGGTATGGCAGCAACTGCTGATTTCACTGTAACATCTAGTGATATTACAAAAACATATATAGCTAATTTGCACACAGACGAAGACTCTGACGTTGCTAGTTTTAGCTTAAGCTTAACAGCAACAGCTACTGGAAATATTACAAAATTAAGAGATCCAGAAATAGAAGACTGGTCTAACTACTTATCTACAAATTCTGATGATATAGACTTGTTTTCAAATGGTTTTGAGTTAGACTATCAAACACCTATAATAGCTATAAATAACACTGTATCACCTAAAACAATAAGTATAACTAGTGACATGCGTGTTAATAAATACGGTAGTGACGACTTAACATCTAACCTAGCTATTAATAACTTTGCCTCTGTAACTGGTGGATCTGGTGGTGGTGGTTCAAGGTTATATACACCTACAGTTACTGGATCGGGTGGTGGATTAATACTTGGTCAACACAGAGCAACGTATAACGATGGTAACGGAAATAGTGGAACAGCAGCTAAAAACGTATTAATCGGAACAGCAAGTGGAACTAACTTAACTAGTGGTACTGGTGTTATGTACGGTAACTTCTATAATAACGGATACAATGATATATCGTTATCAATATCAGCTACACAAGCATCAGCGTTCCATCAAGTAAGTGGATTAACAATAACTAAAACAAGTTTAGTAGGTGTTGCGCCGTCACAAGATTTACATTATAGTTGGACAGCTCAATTAGACGAACAAATTGATTCTGCGTCTGATATGACTTTCAATATAGCGGTATCACTTGCTCAAGAACCTTAATAGATAAAACATGCCAAATATAACAATGACATTTCCGCACATACAAGATTCAGTACAAACTGGTGATACGGCTTATTATCAAAACACTAGTGGTACTATAGTGCAAATGGGTGCGGTTACAGCCGTTACTGAAACTAGCGTAAGTTGTAATATAGGTGGTTTAGTTACTAGACCTACTTCCAGTGACTTTATACTATTTAGTAAAGATAGTAGAGGTAACACTTCCTCAATAAGAGGTTACTTTGCTGAGGTTAAAATGAAAAACGATGCTACCACAGCTTGTGAACTATATGATGTTGGTAGTGAAATCTTTGAATCAAGCAAATAATGTGTAATTATAATAATAACTTAAAACTAATAAAAATATGATAGGTGCAGCAATGGGTGCGGCAAGTGGCATAATTGGAGGACTTACTGGTATAGCTGGTGGGTTAATTGGTGGAGGAAAACGAAGAAGAGAACAAAGAGCAGCTCAACAAGAATTTAACCGCAACAAAGCAAGATATGAAAACTTAGACACTAGCAATTTAGCTACTGGTCTAGAAAACGCATATGAAGACTTAACAGTTAATACACAAGCTGCAGATTTTGCAGCTCAACAACAACAACAAGCGTTGTCAAACACAATGGGTAGCATGCAAGGCGCAGCTGGTGGTAGTGGTATTGCTGCTTTAGCACAAGCTATGGCTGGTCAACAATCACAAAACTTACAAAAAGCTTCAGCTAGTATTGGTATGCAAGAATCATCAAACCAGATGAAAGCAGCTCAAGGAGATATGACTGTTCAAAGCATGGAACTACAAGGTGCTCAACAATCTAGAGCTGCAGAGTTAGATAAAACAGAAACATTACTAGGTATGTCACAACAAAGACTTGGCGCTGCTAATCAAGCTAGAGATAAAGCAACACAGTCTTTAGTGTCTGGTATAGGTAGTCTTGCGGGTGGAGTTGGAAGCGCGGTTGCAGGAGGTGCAGGAATCGCTGAAGAAGGCGCAGGTTTTATGGGTAAATTAAAAGCAGGATTAGGATTTTAATATAAAAAAACATGGCAAATCAAAACTTAATTAAAGGAGCATATATGGGACCGCAAAACGCGGGTATAGCTGATTTATACTTAAACAGCATAGCTAAGAAACAAGGTAGAATGCCTGGTAGATATGGTGGTAACATACCTGTACCATACGGTGCTATGCAAAAATTCTTAAATAAAAAAGTTGATACTTACATAGATAACTTACCGCCTGGTTATGAAGTTGAGAAACTACCTGCGTACATGAGGCAAGGTGTTACTAATTGGTCTAAAGATATGCAGTTACAAGCTGGTAATTTTGCTAGATTAATGAAAAAAACAAAACCTGGATCTGCTGAATATATAAACGCTAACTCTATGTTTAATGATGTAAAAAATCAATTTAAAAATATAAGCTCAAATTTAGATCAGTTTAAAGCTTCTAAAACAGAATTTTTAAAAGACTATGATAGTAAAACAATATCAGAAGGAGCTAACACAGATCAATTAAAATTACTTTATTCAGGTCAGCCTAGCTACAGTTTAATAAATGGTCAAGTAAAATATCAACTTGAAGACGGAAGCATGGTAGACGGCAATAACCTACCTAAATATTTTAACAAAAACTCTGATGGTGCTAATAAGTTAATGCAACTTAACGAAGCATCGTATAAATCAGGTCGAAACTGGGATAGTTACACTAGATCAATGTACGAAAGAAAAGTTAGAAATGTTGTACAAGAAAAAGGTAGAGAAGGTTTACTATCTTTAGCTACAGATAAGTTCTTAGATGCGCCTATAATAGCTAAGGATCACCCTAACGGCTGGTTATTACAAGAAGAAAATCACGATCAACTTGAACAGTATGTTATAGATCAATATGTTAATGGTATGGAAGAGGCTGCTGGTCAAGGTTATCAAAAAAATCAATCATCTTCAAGTGGTGGTAGTAACTCATCTAAGTATAGTGCTAACGTTAGTAACCCTGATCAATACTTTAGTAATGATAAAATAATGGATATTCAAGGCGAATTTGGTCCATCAAGCAATCATTCAATTGAATCCGCGGGTGAAGACGGAATGTATGTATTAACAATTAGACGACCTGGTTCTAGTAACTGGGAAAGAACTATTGACATGAATAACCCTACTGACGAAACAAGAAAATTCTACAACCAATGGTTGGGAGTAAACACATCATCTAGTATAGATCCAAACTCAATATAATATGGAAGAACTTTACAGACAACTATATGCTAAATATAGTCCAGGTCTAAGTGAAGAAGAGTTGAATACTAAACTTCAATTTGCTTCTGAACAAGATCCAGAGGAGTGGATCAATGCGTTTTATCAGAAGTACACAGGCTCAGGTCCGAGCGAAGAACAATCAAACTACATATCGAATTACATGTCTGAGAACAAATCATCTACTGATTTAGTTCAACTACCTAGCGAAGCTGAACCTAGTTGGATGCAAAAATTATTTGGTCAATCTGACTTTAGAGACGACCAAGCTACCGTAGGTGAATTTGAAGGGGAATCGTTTGACCTTTTGATAGATCCTAGTAAGTATACTAAAAAAGATTTAGAAGCTTACGTTAAACTTAGAGATGAATATAACAAAGTAGGTCCTAGTAAAGACATGCAGTTATATACTAAGAATTATGAAGAAAACTTAAAACAATACGGTGATAAAGCTTCAAATCTTCAAGAGATGTGGGCTGGTTTAAAAGCTGTTGGAAGCACTGTTTCACTAAAAAATCCATTTGGAGCTATAGATGATATAGCTGTTGATTCTTTTTTAAGACCAGTAAGAGTAATGTATGGTTCTGAGCAAGTTGAAAAAGTTATTGGAGGTACTACCGTTGCAGCGGGTGCATCTAAAAAAGGTAAACTTCCAGCAAAACTTCTTAGAGGTTTAGGTGGTGGTTGGGCAGTTGCTCAAGGATCTGGTGATTCAGCTTTGCAATTACATACTTTAATAGCGGAAGAGTTAGGCGATGACTACACAGCGGAACAATTAGAATCTTTGTTGGGTGATGAAGAAGCATTTATGAAAATGAGAAGATCTGCGGCAATTAAAGGTGGAACAACAGCTTTAGTAGATTTTGCATTTATGAAATTAAGTATGGGTGCTGGAAAAGGAATTAACAAGTCTTTAGCAAGAGCAAAAGTACCTGGGTTTGTAAGAAAACCAGCTGCAGTTATTGGTGCTATGCAGGTAGAAGGTGTTGGTGGAGCAACGGCTGAAGGAGCTGGTCAAGTTTTTACTAACCTAAGTGAGCAAGATAGAAAAACAGGTGAAATGGATCTTGGCAAAGCGGTTAAGGATGTTGATGGTGGTGAGCTAGTTATGGAATATTTTGCTGAACAATTATTCGGTGGAATAACCGGTGTAGCTGGTGTAAGAAAAGGTGTTGGTTCATACAGTATAAATGGTAATCCTCATAATGAATCTGATTTTAGAGCTATAATGGACGGTATGAGTGATGAAGATATAGCTAAAGTATCTTTTGATATTAAAAATGATGATACTACCGCTGAATTATTTGAAAGTAGAAGAAAAGATGGTTTTATAAAAAACAACTTAGATACCAGGGTTACTGAAGAAGGTGATAGAACAAAACTTTTTGAATTAGAAAAAGAATTACAAGAGCTAGAGTCAAAGGGTTCAGTAACACAATCTCAAAAAAATGAAATAAGTAATAAAAAATCTGAAATAAAAGATATAACTAATACTTATTTTGAAAAAAATAAAAGTTTAGAAGAAAATAAAGAAATCACAAACCAACAAGTATTAAAAAAAGCGGTTGGATCAGACATAGCTGAAGCTATGGGTGGTAAACAAGAGGTGCTTCAATACGATCAAGTTGTAGAAAGATATGGAGAAGATGCTGGTAGGCAAGCTGGTTTTATAGATCCTAAAACTGGTAAAGTTATTGTTAATAAAACTGTAGCAATTGACGGTGAAGGTAATCTTAACGTTGCCGGTCATGAGTTTATACATCAAGCATTGAACGCTAGGTTAAATGGAAAAGACAAACAAGCTAGTGAAGCTGCACAAAAAGCTATAGAAAGCTTTAAACAAAAGATGGCTAAAGACAATGCAGATATTCATGCGATGGTTTTAGATAACTTCAAAAAACTAAACTACAGTAATGAAGAGGTTACTGGTGTAAATGCAGATGAGTATTTAGCTCAACTATCAGACTTAATGTCTAAAGACAAAAGTATAGCTAGAAAAATACAAGGTAAAGGTAGAATAGAATCTTTTATAGATAGTGTTAAAGATCTTATATCAGATACGTTAGGTATACCAAAAGCAGAGCTTAACTTTAAAACGGCAGATGATGTTACAAACTTCATGATAGCCCACAACAAAGCTTTTACTAATAAAAAAGCCGACACAAGGTTTAGAAAATTTACTAGTGAAAAAGTAGCTTCGACAGGTAAGAGAAAATTTAGTAAAGTAAATTTAGATCAAGCTGCGGATCCTGGTCCTATAATAGATGCTTTAACAAAAGGTGCTAAAACAAAAGCTGAGTTTCAAAGTCCTAATGGTGGGTTTGGCCAAGTTTATGAAGCTATAATAAACGGAGACTTAGATAAGTTATTTGGATCCGGTCTAAATAAGCAACAAAAAGATTTAGCTAGAGAAGAACTAGCAAACAGGTTAGTTAACTACGATTCAGCAAAAACACCTAGTTTATATAAGTGGTTTGGTAGTAATATAGTATATGCTAAAAGAGAAGCTAACAAAGCTTTAGCTATAGAAGCTAAAAAAGATAGACAGACTAAAAGTATCGATCAAGCTAAGAAAAATACTGAAGGTGATTCTTTTGCTACTCAAATAGAAGACACCACAGAGTTAACACCTGATGAAATACTAGATGCTAAACTTGCTAAAGAAAGAAAAGCTAAACAAGCTCCTGTAAAAGTAAAAGAAACATTGAGAAGAAAAATGGGCTTTGAAAGAAATGGTAAAGTTCATAATAGAATTAAAAAAGCTATTAAAACAAATATTCTTAGAAAAATGATGGTTACAAGATCAGCGTTAAAAGAAGATATAGCTACTGGTCAATACAAGAAAGGTGATAAAATAACTGAAGCTGTTGATATAACAGATTTAAGATGGCAAAAAGAATTAAATAAAAACTTAGGTTTTTATCTACAAGAAACTATGTATGAAGTTATGGGTAGAAGCACTGTAGATTATACTAACTTTTTAGATAAATTTATAGTAGAAGCTTTTGACATGATGGATCAAAACAATATAAACAAAAGATATAAAGATCTTGTTGTTAAAGTTGTTGATAGACAAAGCTCAAAACAATCATCACTAGATAAGAATGTAAAAAGTAAAACAGCTGGTAACGCTTTATTTAAAAAAGCTAATAAAACTAAAGAACAATTAGTAGATTACTTTTTAAAACGTGGTAGAAAAGAAAGTCTAGCTCAAGTATTAGGTATAGAGTTTGGTCATGATGCTACTATGGAAGTTTTAGCTGAACCAGAAATAATGAGTAAAGCTGAGCAAGTATTAGTTAACAAAGGTAATTTAAAAAACCAAGCATTAACATCCCTTATAGCTAAGCAAATAAATAGAGATCCAGAATTAAAGTTTAGTAAAGTTTTAGATTTAGACCAGAAGGATCAATTTGTACAAAAAGGATATGATTTTATACAAGCAATTAAAAAACTTCCAACAAGTAGAAAAAACATAATAGATGTGCTACGTTTTCAGTTTCCAGAATGGAGTGACAAAACATTAGCTAGCTTTGCTACGGAAATAATTAATCCAGTAAGAAGATATTTAGATCCAAAACTTAAAAAGAAAGGTATAAAAAATGAAAAAATAGATCCTTCAACTTTTATTTTTGAAAGTTTAAATTTAAAAATAAATAAACAAAACGATAACATAAATAAAATAACTGGAAATAAAGAATCTTTTAGAGATTTGTTTTTTAATGGTGATAAGCAAGCTGATGTTAGAGAAAATCTTAAAAACTACTTTTTAGACTCTATGAGCAAAGAGGTAATTATAGATGGTGAAAAAACTAAAGTGCCAATAACTAATGACAAAGAAGTGATAAGTGTTCTTCAAGGTTTAATGCTTCATAAATCTCACAACACTGTTGGTGGTAAAAGCTTTAAAAAAAGATACCAGTCTTATAGTAGCGCTAAAGATTTTTACGACAATACATTTGCTTTTATACCAAATGTTACTGTAGTAGGTACTAAGACAAAGCAAGGAATGTCTTATGCAATACATTATAAAGGTGTTAAGGTTAATTTTCCTCCAGCCGTATCACAATCAACAAAACTGACAGTAAAAGGTAAAAGAGTTAATAAAACAAAAGCATGGTGGGCGGAAAACTATGATAACTATGATGAAAGTGCAAAAAGAAACTTTGATGAAGTCAATAAGTATTTAGCTTACGTAGCTAAAATAAAAGATACTAGTGTTAAAGCTATGATGATAATGTCAATGAAACAAGGTATGGGTTCTATGCTGAAGTCTGCTGCTCGTGTTGAATATCATTACGAAGGTAATTACAAGGGTGAACTTTTGTTTGAGCATATGGTACCCACTGAAAAAGCCCTGTTTGATTTATTAAGTTTTCATTCTGGTAGTAAAAAGTATACGCTAGATGAAATACAAAAACAATATGTTGTTGCTATTATTCCAAAAACAATGGATAACAATATAAATGTTATATTTAACCAAGATAGATTATCTAACTTTGATTATGCTACTGATGATGCTAGTTTGTTATATTATAACCCTGCTACGTTTGGCTATACCAACATGTACTCTATGAAGTCTCTTAGTGGTAAGGGTGAAATTATAGGAGAACAGTGGGCTAAATTTAAAGGAAAAATAAATAGCAAAAAAAATCAACAAGCTTTAAATAGATTAAACAAGATACAAGATATAAGAAATAATAACTATAAGTTTTCTAAAGCTCCTGACAACAAAGGTATGAGTATATTTGATTTTGATGATACATTAGCTCAATCAAATAGTAAAGTAGGTGTTACAATGCCTAACGGTAAGAAAAGAAAAATTACAGCTACTGAGTTTGCTATTGAATCTGCTGACTTAGAAGCTGCCGGAGCTACATTTGATTTCAGTGAGTTTAACAAAGTTATTGATGGTAAGAAAGGACCTTTCTTCGATCTAGCTCAACAAATAAACAGTAAGTTTGGTAGTAAAGAAATATATGTATTAACAGCAAGACCTCAAGAAGCTTCTTATGCAATACATGCTTTTCTAAAAGGTATGGGGCTAAATATACCTATAGAAAACATAACTGGTTTAGAAGATGGTAAAGCGTCTGCTAAGGCTGACTGGGTTATAGCTAAAGTAGCTGATGGTTATAATAATATTTTATTTGCTGATGATGCAATAAAAAATGTTAAAGCTGTAAAAGAAGTATTAGAAATAGCTGAGGTAAAAAATGATGTACGACAAGCAAAGATTAAATTTAGTAAAACACTAGATGAAAACTTTAACACTATATTAGAAAGAAAGTCTGGTATTAATAAAAATGAAGAATATAGTAAAGCAGCTGGTAAAGCAGCTGGATTAGGTAAAGGTAAGTATAAATTCTGGATGCCACCTTCAGCTGAAGACTTTGTGGGTCTAATTTACAATATGCTACCTGAAGGTAAGGCTGGAGAAAAATCTTTTAAATTCTTTACACAAGCTTTAATAGATCCATACTGGGCAGGTGTAAGATCATTAAATGCAGCTAAGCAAGCTTTAGGTAATGACTTTTATGCTTTAAAGAAAAGATTTCCAAAAGCTTTTAAATCATTATTAAAAGATGTAGGTTATAAACAATATTCAAACGAACAAGCTATAAGGGTTTATCTATGGAATAAAGCTGGTTTTGAAATACCAGGTATGTCTAAAGTTGATATAGAAAAGTTATCTGATATAGTAAGAAACAATCGCAACATGAGAGGTTTTGCTGATCTTGTTGGTGCTACAACTAAACTAGAAGAAGGTTATATAAAACCTGGTCAAGACTGGGTTAGTGGTACTATAGCTTATGATTACTTTAGTATAGCTCAAAAAACAAATAGAAAAAAGTATTTAGCTAATTGGATAGAAAGAAAAAATGAAATATTCTCTGAAAAGAACATGAATAAAATTGAAGCTATATATGGTGAAGATTATAGAAGTGCTTTAGAAGATATATTATGGAGAATGGAAAATGGTACGAACAGAACCACCGGTAAAAACAAATTAGTTAATAGTTGGATGAATTGGGTTAATAATTCTGTTGGTGCTATAATGTTCTTTAACAGTAGATCAGCTATACTTCAGACAATATCTATGATAAACTTTATAAATTGGTCTGATAATAATCCATTAAAAGCTGGTATGGCCTTTGCTAATCAACCACAGTTTTGGTCTGATTTTAGTATGATATTTAATTCAGACATGCTAAAACAAAGAAGAGCTGGATTACAGAGTGATGTTAACGAGGCTGAGATAGCTCAAGCTGTTGCTGGTAAAACAGATAAAGCTTCTGCAGCTATATCTTATTTATTGAAAAAAGGTTTCTTACCTACACAGATGGCAGATAGCTTCGCGATATCAATGGGTGGTGCTAGTTTTTATAGAAATAGATTTAATACATATAAGAGTCAAGGTATGACTGAAGCACAAGCTAAAGATAAAGCTTTTGCTGATTTTGCTAAAACATCTGAAGAATCACAACAATCTGCTGATCCTGCTTTAATATCACAACAACAAGCTGGACCGCTTGGTAGACTGATACTTGCGTTTCAAAACACACCAATGCAGTATGCAAGATTAATAAAAAAAGCCGTATTAGATCTTAAAAATGGTCGAGGAGATGTAAAGACTAATATATCCAAAATACTATATTATGGTGTATTACAGAATATAATATTTTCTACTTTACAGTCTGGTTTATTTGCATTAGCTTTTGATGATGAAGAAGATGAAGAGCTAACACAAAAACTAGAAAACAAAAAGCTAAGAGCGTTAAACACTTCTCTTGATAGTTTACTAAGAGGTGGCGGTGTATATGGCGCTGGTATATCTACTATCAAAAACATGATACTTCAATTTAATGCTCAAAATGATAAAGGTTATAGAGCAGACCACGCTTATACAATGATTGAAGCTATTAACTTATCCCCTCCAATCGGTAGTAAGGCTAGAAAAATTTACTCAGCTACACAAACATATAAGTTTAACAAAAAGATTATACCAACAATGGGTATGGGTGTTGATAACCCAGCTTATTTAGCTATAGCCAATATAGTATCTGCTACTACAAACGTACCTTTAGATAGAGCTATAATGAAAATAAACAACTTAAGAGCCACTGCTGATTCACAAAATCAAGCTTGGCAAAGAGTTGCCACGTTTTTAGGTTGGAATACTTGGGATGTTGGTGTTAAGAATAAAGCTGTTGAAAAAGCTAAAGCTAAAAGCAAAAGAAAAAGTAAATCAAAAAGTAACAAGGATATACAAAGACTATTAAACAAAAGAAAATAACTATGAAAAAACTAATAACTATAATAACATTACTTGTGTATAGCAACATAAGCGGACAGTTTTTAAAAGAAGTTTATAAAGACTTTTTAAAATATGGTACGGTGTATGTGGCTGGAGACGTAAATAATCCTCAAATGGAAGTTAAAGAGTATTTTGTTAGAACAGATCCTCAGGATTTTTATGGTATACCAGATGTTATAGATCAAACAACATATCACCCTTATGATTATAGATTTGGGTTTGGTATACGTAAACTAGCTAGATTTGGTTACGAAAGTAAACCAGGTAACTTTTGG